TTATTCGATAGCCCTAACGTGCTTATTATGTCCTCGAACCGATCAATGGCCTTGGACACCTTCCGCCAAGTGGCCTATGCCATCGAGGGCAGCGATGAGCTAAGCCGTCAGGTTAAACAGATCCGCTTTGCCAATGGCACCGAGTCAATCGAGCTAAAAAATGGCCATCGCCTGGATGTGGTCGCAGCTACAAGAGACGGCAGCCGTGGACGTACCGCCTCGCTGTTATACATCGACGAGGTACGCGAAATCTCGGAAGAGGGCTATCGGGCCGCTACGCCGACCACGCGAGCAAGGCCAAACGCTCAGACCTTACTGACTTCCAATGCCGGTGATTCCTTCAGCACCGTCCTTAACGATCTGGTCGAGAGGGCCAGGAGTACGCCGCCTAAATCGTTCGGATACTATGAATACAGCGCTCCGCCATTCGCCAAGATAACCGATCGTGACGGCTGGGCTTGTGCTAATCCGGCCCTTGGCTACACGGTCACGGAGGCGGCATTAGAAGAGGCCGTTAGTACGCAACCAATCGAAACTACAAAGACCGAGATGCTTTGCCAGTGGATTAGCTCTACGGCCAGCCCCTGGCCTCATATGTCGGTCGAGGATGCCGGCGATAAAGACCTCAAACTTGTACCCGGTCCTCTTACCGTATTCGCCTTTGACGTTGCACCTTCGAGGCGCGATGGTTCGCTTGTTATGGGCCAGGTCCTTCCAGACGGCCGTATTGGTGTGGCAGTCCTCGAGGTATTCCATTCGGACGTATCCATCGATGAGCTATTCGTGGCCAATGCGATCGCTCGCTGGGCTAAAACCTATTTCCCGAGACAGGTTTGTTATGACAAGTACACAACGGCTTCAATAGCCAAAAGGCTCGAAATAAATGGAATCCAGATAACCGATATATCCGGGCAGAAGGGATACCAGGCCTCGGGCGATCTTTACGAGGCCCTGGCTAACAAACGCCTGGTACACAGTGGCCAGGATCAGCTCGTTACACATATGGCCAACTGTGCAGCTAAAGAATCGGATGCGAGCTGGAGAATCATCCGCCGTAAATCCGCTGGCCCGGTAGATATCGCGATCGGTTTAAGTATGATAGTTCACGTATTAACTCAGCCAATGGCCGAGGCTAAAGTTTACGTTTAGACACGCAGGGTATATCCGTACTTATGCTTGACATTATGGGAAAATGGCGGTTATGGGATTACTGCAAACTCTAGGTTTTAAGCAGGCTGAAAAGCCAGCTATTGAAGCGCAATACGCGCCGGCAGTTATGGATACGACCTACGGGTACGGATCATTCAACACCAATAGCACTTTCGGATATAACGGTATTGGTATCGATCGTAACTTTGCCTTGCAGGTTGCTTCCGTATCCAGATGCCGCAACTTAATCGCTGGCGTAATTTCATCGATCGATTTAGCACTATACAAGAAATCAACTGGTGAAAAGTTAGGCAGTCCGGTTTGGTTAGAACAGCCAGACATTCGCCAACCTCGAAGCGTAACTATAAGTGCGACCGTTGATTCACTTCTATTTTATTCGGTGGCGTACTGGCGCGTTACTTCTTTGTACGCCGACGATGGCAGGCCTTCCGGCTTCGAGTGGGTTGCGAATAACCGCGTAACATATACCACCGACAAATACGGAACCGAAGTAAAAGATTACTTTGTAGATGGCGAACTTGCACCGATGGCCGGAATTGGCTCGCTCGTCACTTTCCAATCATTGTTACCCGGTGTATTACTAACAGCAAGTACAACTATTCGCGCGGCGTATGATATTCAGAAAGCTGCTGCGGTAAGTGCGGCCACTCCGATGCCGACGGGCATATTAAAGAACTCAGGAGCCGACCTTCCTGAAACACAGATCCAGGGTTTATTAGCTGCGTTCAAGAGCGCTCGTCAAAATCGATCAACGGCGTACCTGACTTCAACTTTGGATTACGTTCCAACTTCTTTCTCACCTAAAGATATGGCCTACACGGAGGCCTCACAGTATTTAAGTACCGAGATTGCGCGTTCGATGAACGTACCGGCCTATATGATCTCGAGCGATATGAATAACTCGATGACATATCAAAATATCCTGGACGGCAGAAAAGAGTTCGTCGCTTATTCTTTGCAGCCGTACATTTCCGCGATCGAGGATCGCCTCAGTATGAATGACATCACCAACAGTCAGAATCAAGTGCGCTTTGCGGTAGACGATACATTCCTTCGCGTAGATGCAAAGGATCGCTTGGATATTCTCGAAAAGATGTTAAACCTAGATTTAATTAGTACCGAACAAGCTCGTCAAATGGAACAACTCACACCGCTAGGAGATGCAAGTGCTACTAACGTTTAGTCAAGAAATCCAGGCCGCCGATACCGAGCGCCGCATTGTCTCCGGACTTGTTGCTCCGTACGGTGAAGTCGGATTTACAAGCGCAGGCCCTGTCGTGTTTGAGCGTGGCAGTATTTCAATTCCAGATGCAGGTAAAATAAAATTACTTTCGCAGCATCAACAAGATAAGCCGGTAGGTCGCGCGATCTCATTCAGCGATTCAACCGAAGGCGTTTATGGGTCCTTTCGTTTATCGAGCAGCACTCGTGGACAAGATGCGCTCGTATTGGCCCAGGAAAATCTCGTAAGTGGCTTATCCGTCGGAGTGGATGTAACCGCTTCGAAGCCAATGGGAGATTACCTGTTAGTAACGGCTGCGGTCCTCAAGGAAGTCAGCCTCGTCGAGAGTGCGGCTTTCTCCAGCGCATCCGTCACTGATATTGCTGCGGCCCGAGCTGCGCTCGAAGCTGCAACAAGTACAAGCACCAAAACCACAACGATCAATACGACAATCGTAGAGACCGAAACAGAAACCGAAAGCGAGGAAGCTGTGACTACAGCCCCAGAAAATACACCGGAGGAAACTCCGGTAGATGCACCGGCAGAGGCTGAAAAAGTCGAAGCCGCTCGTAAGATCATTCGTCCATCAGTATTGGATTCTCAGCGAGTCCGTACACCAATTACTTCTATGGCTACATACACAGAGCATAAGATCAAGGCTGCACTTGGCGATGACACTTCAAAGCTTTACGTAACTGCCGCAGATGATTCTTTTACAACCAACCCGGCTTTTAATCCGACCCAGTACCTCACAGAGTTCGTATCAAATACAAACTTTGGCCGTCCGACAATCGATGCCCTAAGTCGTGGAGTCCTTCCAAATTCTGGAATGACGATCTCGATCCCGTCATTGGTCACATCCGGCGGCGGTCAGAATGGTGTAGCACCAGTTGTAACTGTTGAGGCAGAAGCAGGCGCTGTACAAAATACCGGGATGGTTACAGAATATTTATCTGGGACTGTCAGCAAGTACTCCGGAATGAATACGCTAAGTGTCGAGCTTCTCGAGAGATCAGATCCGAACTTCTATTCAGAACTTACTAACCAACTTCAGCGAGCTTACTTGCTAGCAACTGACGCGGCGGTTATTACAGCTATTAACGCTGGAACAGACCAGGCAGATGCGCAAGATGCAGACTCAGATGGAATCATCGGCTTCGTATCTAAAGAAGCAGCTAATATCTACAAGAACTCAAGCTACTTTGCTAAGAACTTCGTAGCAGGTCCAGGAATGTGGAGCCTATTGATGGGCGCTACCGATACAACTGGCCGACCAATTTACAACGCCGTATCACAGACATACAACGCGGCAGGTCAAGCGAACCCAACAAGCATCAAGGGCAACGTCCTCGGCTTGGATCTCTATGTCGATCATCAACTACCTTCTACAGTCGTTGATAACTCTGCGTACATCATCGCTCCAGAAGCTATGACCGTATACGAGTCACCACAGGCATATATGTCAGTAAATGTCGTATCTAACCTTCAGGTTCAGATCGCTATTTATGGATTTATGGCAACGATCATCAAGATGCCAAACGGTATCTCTCGCTTTAACCTGACATAAGCAAACCCTAATAGTCGGTAGGGCTCTTAGCCCTTTGAGCCCTACCGGCCTTTTTAAGTAAGGAGATCATTGTGCCGGCAACGTACGTCACCGAGGCAGAGCTAAGAGCCAACCTTGGAATTGATGCGCTTTATTCGTCAGATATTGTCGAGACCTGCTGCCAAACTGCGCAAGATCTACTAAATCAATTTTTATGGTTTGATTCCGTACCCGTTGTCGGAACTACCTTGCAGAACAATATTGCGACGGTAATGGTCGCTAACCCGGCTATATTTAGTACCGGCCAATCAGTAACCTTGAGTGGATGCGGCTCAACTTATAACGGCACGTACACAATCACAGGCACAATGCCCTGGAGCGCCGGTACGACTAATAACTTTCCATCGATCGCCTGGAACACTTACAACTGGAACTGGCCAGCCGGTTATAGTTTTATCCAATTCGCGAAGACAAACGCGAACCTTAATTTTACCCGGGTCCTTCCATACGGCAAGGCCGAGGGTGTGGACACAAAGATAAACAGCTACGCAACCACTCCGGCTGTACGCGAGGCCGCGATGATTCTGGCCGTAGACATTTTCCAAGCTCGCCAGGTATCACAGACCGGCGGCGTATCTATTGACGGATTCAGTCCTTCGCCATACCGGATGGGTAATTCAATGATCGGCAAGATCAGAGGCCTCATCGCCGGGTACCAAAATCCGAATAGTATGATCGGTTAAAAATGCCAGCCGCCATTACAACCCTACGAGCTACGTTAGCCGCCGCTTTGGCTAATCCGAACGCTTGGAACACTTACTCTTTTCCACCGCCAACAATCACAGCCAACTCGGTAATCGTGGCACCGGCGGAGAATTACATTACGCCAAGTAATAACACCAACGCCGGAATATCACCACTAGCAAACCTGAAAGTCATTATGACGGTACCGATGCTGGATAACCAGGGCAACCTGAACGGTATCGAAACCCTGGCTGTAGCTGTGTTTAACAAATTGGCCGCATCAAATATCGTTATGAATATTGGCAGTATGTCGGCTCCTACCGTACTTGATGTACAAAGTGGAACGTTGCTAACTGCCGATTTTAATATCTCAATACTCACGAGCTGGAGCTGACTATGCCGTATACAGAGGATGACCTAAAGTTTTTGCGAAAGATCGGACAGATCGTAGACGAACCTGCACCGGTCAAAGTAGCAAAAGCAAAGACAATAACACCGACACCAACAAACGAAAGCGAGGAATAGGCTAATGGCTATATTCTTATCAAACGGAGTGGTCGTAACCCTTAACTCGGTAGACCTTTCTGATCACGTAACAAGCGCAACGATTAACCGCGTATTCGAAGAACTGGAAATCACAGCGATGGGGGACTCTTCCAGACGTTTTACTAAGGGCCTGGAGACCTCAACCATTACGCTGGACCTGCTCAACGATACAGCTACAGGTGAAGTCCTACAAACTTTGCAGGCGGCTTGGGGTACAACAGTACCTATCACACTCAAGCAAACCAGCGCAGTCGTATCAGCGACCAATCCGGAATATCAGACAACGATTCTGGTAAACAACACCACAGATATCAACGGAGCCGTCGGTGATATCTCAACTCAATCGATCACTTTTACTTGTAATTCTCCGATTACAGTAGATACAACACCATAATCCAATAACAAAGGGGCAATCAAATGGCAAGACTCAAAATAACAAGGGCTACCGGCGAAGTTACTGAACATCAGATAACTCCACGGATCGAGTACGCCTTTGAACTCTATGCAAAGAAAGGCTTTCATAAGGCCTTTCGCGACGACGAGAAGCAGTCGGATGTCTACTGGCTCGCTCACGAGTGCCTTCGCACAAGTGGCGAAACTGTTAAGCCATTCGGCGCTGAATTTCTCGATACGTTAGTAAAGGTCGAGGTACTAGACGACGAACCTTTAAGCTAGGGCGGGATTCCCTAACCTATCAGGTAGCACAACTATCTATACGGTTAGGGGTTCCGCCTCAAGCGGTACTAGACCTCGATGCAGAGATGTATAAGATGTTGATACAAGTGTTAAACGATCAAGCGAAGGAGGCCGAACAATATGCCCGTAAACCTCGAAGGCGTTAAAGGCACTCTAAAAGCTATGCGTAAAATTGATCCGGAACTATTACAGGAAATGAACGCCGAAATCAAAGCGGTAATGATTCCTATCCGGGACAAGGCGCGAGGTTATGCACCATCGCCGCAACCGGATAACCTGTACGGCTGGAACGAAAATACGGTAGGTCGAAAGATCACAGCTCGTAACTCAGCCTTTAGAACTTTTAACACCGAGGGCCAATTACGGTTATTCCCATTGTATGACCACAGCACCGTTAAAAAGGGTATCTATTATGCCCAGGCTCCTAGCTCGCGCAACAAGAACGGCTGGCGCGCTTTGTATTATGTGGCCAACCGTTCGGCTGCTGGTGCAATCTATGAGACCGCAGGCCGTGTAAACCCTGGAGGATCATCAAAGAGCCGATCTAATAACCCTGGCGCTGGCGCTCATTTCATTAGTCGTATGGGGCCTTTGTATGGAAGTGAACGCGCCGAGCGCGGTCGTATGATTTTTAGAGCTTGGGAAGAAGATCAAGGTAAAGCTCAGAACGCGGTAATTAGGGCTATCACTAATACCATCAACGCCTTTAACCAGGGCAGATACGCGAAGGCTGCATAATGGCAAAGTTACCCAGTTTATTAGTTAATGCCGTTACAACCTTTGACGGCAAGGCCCTTACAAAGGGCGAAAAACAAATTAAAGGCTTTGAGAAAAATGTTAAAAATCTAGCACAGGCTTTCGGTGTGGCCTTTAGCGTTACCGCCTTGGCTCAATATGGTAAAAATGCCGTTAAGGCTTTTGCCGCTTCCGAGCTAGAGGTAGCGCAGCTAACGACCTCGGTACGTAATCTAGGCTTAGCTTTTGCCACGCCTGAAATCAATCAATACATCGACAAACTAGAAGCTGCAACTGGTGTAAATCGTGATCAACTACAGCCGGCGATGCTCAAGTTATTACAAGTCACCGGGTCAGTTACTAAGAGCCAAGAGCTGCTTAACCTTGCGATGGATGTGTCGGCCGGGACAGGGACCGATTTAGCAACCACCAGCGAAAAGTTAAGCCAGGCTTATGTGGGCAACTTCAAAGGCCTACGTTCGCTCAATCTAGGACTTACCCAGGCTGAATTAGCCTCTACAGACTTTGAGAAAGTGCAACAGCGCCTACAGGTTTTATTCGCTGGCCAGGGCAAAGTAGCTGCAGATAGTTACGTAGGCTCAATGAACAAGCTAGCGGTTGCTTCGGAAAATGCCAGCGAGAAAATTGGTAAATCGTTACTCAATGCCCTGACGGCATTATCTGGCGGTAAGACCATCGACGATACGATTTCAAAGATCGATACTCTAAGTACCGCTATCGCTGGCCTAATCGATGCCACGGTAGGGCTTAAGGCTGGTGAGATCCTTCAGCAGTACTACGGCCTAAACGCCGGCAAGATTCCTGGTGGATTCGGTAACCGTTCATTATCGGCTGGTAATCAAGACACACAAAAGGCCGATGCCAAGGCTCGGGCCAAGGCCGAGGCGGATGCGGCTCGACGAGCTAAAGAATTATTAGCACTACAAAGAAAATCTGCAATAGCCGAAAAGAATAAAATCGCCTTATCAAAGGCCGCTGCCGTATTCGATACGACGCGTATCTCACTTGCCGCAGCTCTTAAGGCTACCTACGATAAAGAGACTAAACTACGCCTTGAGGCTTTGATGGCTATTGAGGAAGATAACGGCGATTTAGCTCTTAAGAAGATTACCGAACTGGCTGCACTTCAAAAGAATAACGATCTAGCCAAACTAGCAGGCGTTAAAGAGATTAACGACTCAACGCTTCTAGCGATCAATACGCAGTTATTGGCCGAACTCGCCGCTATTGATAAGTCGAAAATGGCCGAGGGCGATAAAGAACTATTACGTGAAGAGGCGTTTAAGAAGTATAACGCGGCCATTACCGCAGCCGGTGAACTAGCTGCTAAAGAACAATATAGCGAGCGCGTACAGATTCAATTAACCGAGATCGCTCGCCTTGCCTCTTTGAGTAATACGACAAGTGCCTTAAAGACCGAAGTATTGTTACGCGAGCAGGCCGAGTTATCGATGATCGATAGAATAGCCAAGGCACAAAAGTTAGCCGACGATGCGCGTATGAGAGCTTTACAAGATTACGCGGCGGCACTTGGGAAAATTGGTACTCCCGCTCCCGATACAGGTGGAGGCGGTAATAGAGGCGGCGGCGGCCCCGGATCGGTTATGCCTGCAAGTTTTGCAAGTGTTAAAGCTAAAGAGGCAGCCGATGCGGTTGATTATTTTTCATCAAGCGTTACAGATGCTTTTCAGACGATAGACGATAGCGGCGCATTTAACGCTTTAGTTAATAGCTTCGCGGGAGGGTCAATTACCTCACTCAACGCGGGCTCATTGAAAGGATCCGAGGGATCTATTTCTAATTTTACAACTACCGGCGCTTTTGATCGTGACGTTAAAGTGGAGGTAACCATTAATACGGCCGTCGGAGATCCTGAAGCTATTGCTCGGGTTATCGAAGACGTACTAAATCAATCAACATATAGAGGTACTGCGGTCAATCGTGGCACCGGGGATTACACAGCAGCGTGAGTACCTGGATACCCGAATGGAAGATAATCGTCGGTACGACGATTTACGATAATGTCCTCAGCGTAACGATGGCCACTGGCCGCGATGATATCGATCTACAATGCAACGCCGGGTATGCCCGTATGGAAATCGTGAACATAGATAACACGGCTTTCGACATCGATGTAACCGACAGCCTGACCTTAGAGCTTAAGAACAGCGCTGGCGTATATGTTCCTGTGTTTGGAGGTACGGTATCGGACTTTGGTATCTCGGTCCGTAGCCCAGAGGAAACAGGCTTTATAACAATCGGTAATATTCTAGCCGTCGGATCTTTGGCTAAATTGACCAAGGCCCTGTTCCCGGATGCCCTAGCCAAGACATACGACGGTACCCAGATCTTCGACATTCTAAATGAGCTACTGATTAACTCCTGGTTTGAAGTAGCACCGGCCCTACAATGGGCCGCTTACGACCCTACGACAACCTGGGCCGATGCCGAGAACGTGGGCTTGGGTGAAATTGACCAACCGGGCTTGTACGAGATGATTAGCCGAACTGCCGATCCTTTTAGCAGCTATAACCTCTGCGCTCAAATTGCCCAGAGTGCCCTTGGGAATATGTACGAGGACAAGGCTGGCCGGGTTTGTTATGCCGATGCCGATCACCGTACCGCCTATCTATCGGCTAACGGATATACGACCCTATCGGCTAATTACGCTATACCTTCAACGGTTAAATCTATTCTCCAGATCGGCAAGATTCGCAATAGCCTGGTGTTCAATTATGGTAACAATTACGCCAGCCAGGCCACGGCGCTTGATGCCGCTTCTATCGCCAACTACGGACGATACCAGCGCAGCGTTAGTAGCAATCTACATAACCTGAGCGATGTGGTCGATGTTATGGATCGCGAACTGGGCCTCCGGGCTATCCCACGCGAGCAGCTACAAAGCATCACTTTTAGGCTTGATAACTCCGAACTGCCCGATGCCGAGCGTGACAAGCTAATCGATGTATTCTTTGGTGAGCCGGTGGTAATCAATAACCTACCGATCAATATGTTTAACGGATCGTTTAACGGCTTTGTCGAGGGCTTTGCAATCAGGGCTACGCCTCAGTTTGTGGACCTAACTCTTACATTAAGCCCTACAGATTTCTCATTGGTCGCGCCACAGTGGGACACGGTTAGCCCGTCTAACCTAGTTTGGACAGGTGTAAACGCTACACTTATCTGGGAGAATGCTTTTGGAGGTTTAACTTGAGTACAGTAACGCCGAACTTTAACTGGCCCGTTCCAACTTCGACAGATCTGGTCAAAGACGGAGCTACGGCTATCGAGGCTTTGGGTGATTCTATCGATGCCTCGCTTGTAGATCTTAAGGGTGGTACAACCGGACAGGTATTGAGCAAGACTTCGAATACCGATATGGACTTTACCTGGGTAGCGCAAGACGATAGTAACGCTATTCAGAATTCGATCGTGGATGCCAAGGGCGATTTAATTGCGGCCTCAGCTAATGACACACCGGCCCGGCTTGCCGTGGGATCTAACGGCGAAACTCTTGTAGCCGATAGTTCCACATCAACAGGTTTGCGCTATCAAGTGCCAGTCAATGTCAATCCAATTCTTAATTCTAATTTTACAATCTGGCAACGAGGCACTTCCTTTGCTGCACCAGCAGCGGGTGCTTATTTAGCAGACAGATGGAACGTTGGTAACGCTGGTGGGGCAGGCAGAACTTATAGCCGTCAGACCGCTTCACTTGATGGTTTTCAATACTGTATCCGCGGTCAGCGCGATTCAGGAAATACTGGCACTGGCATAATTGCTTTTTCTCAATCGCTAGAAACAATCAATTCTATTCCGTATCAAGGAAAGACTGTGATGGTATCTTTTTACGCAAGAGCAGGCGCAGATTATAGCGCAGCCAGTAACGGTCTAGGCTTTACTTTAGCAACAGGAACAGGAACAGACCAAAAGCGTTTAATTGGTGACCCAACAACTTACACAGGCAATTCTTCCGTACTTAGTGGAAGTGTTACTTTGACAACTTCTTGGCAACGATTCACTTTGACTGCTACTACTTTAGCAACAAATGCAACCGAAATTGCTTTTGGTTTTCAACACACACCAGTAGGCACAGCAGGTGCAGCAGATTACTTTGAGGTAACTGGTGTGCAGTTAGAAGTGGGAAATGTTGCTACACCCTACAAATCCTACGCTGGAACTATCCAAGGGGAATTAGCCGCTTGTCAGCGTTACTATGAACGATTTAGTAGTGCTACTTCTGGTTTTCTAGAATTAGGACAATCCACAGGACGCGGTTCAGGTCAAGCGGATTTTATGATTCGTTTTGCAACCACTAAAAGAGTTAAACCAACTGCGGTTGATTATGGTGGTACAATGAAAATATCAAATTATTATGGTGCTACTGAGTTAACTGTTTCATCATTAATCCTTGATGACCCAAGTTCAATTTGGGGCGGCGATGTTCTGATGACGCTTTCATCTAGCGCAACGGCAGGAACAAGATATATGACTTATTTTGCCAACAATTCAACTTCCTATCTTGGTTTTAGTTCGGAGTTATAAAATGGAAAATGTAAAGTTTATTGAAGTGACAAACCCATTAACTGATGAGGTCACAGAACACGCCATTATCGACCGAGGCAACGGAGAATTTACTTCAATGCTGAAATCAACCTATCAGGCGCAACAGGTGGAACATTTGACGGAGATTCCTACCGGTGTTAAAGAGCTATAACGGTTATCCGGCTTCAAAAGATCCGGCTGAAATTGATATCAAGTCCTACCCGGTAAAGGGTACGGATCGTAAGCTAAGGTGTGCCAGTAGCGTGGGCCCGTTATTGGCCGCCTTTGCTGCCGAGTTCCACGAGCTAATTGAACCTATCGATGAAGGTACCTTTGATGACTGGGCTTACGCCTTTCGTATGGTACGCGGTACAACCGACAAACTTTCCTGCCACTCATCCGGTACGGCTATCGATCTAAACGCTACGAAGCATCCTCTTGGCAAAGTGGGAACGTTCCCGGCCGAAAAGGTACCGATGATTCGGGCCCTATCTAAAAAGTACGGCCTAAAGTGGGGCGGCGATTTCAAGAGCCGAGCTGACGAAATGCACTGGGAAGTCGAAGTAACACCGGCCAAGGCTAAAGCCTTAATCGCTAGTTTAGGTTTATAGTTATATCAAACCCATAAGGGCATTTAGGAGCTAGACAATGAAAGAGCAAGCAATCGCTGCGGCGAAATCCTACGGTCGCGCGGCCCTGGCAAGTGCGGCGGCCCTGTATATGTCCGGGATATCAGATCCAAAGGTATTGGCTAACGCGTTTATCGCCGGGCTAATCGGACCATTACTAAAGGCACTCCAACCGTCCGAAGGTCAGTTTGGGGTAAAGAAGTAATGGAACGAGTCCAGCTTTTAGTCGGTATAACTTTGGGGAGTTTTACCATTTTGGGGCTAGGGGCTGGGCTCATCCGTCACTTTGTAAAGTATTACCTTTCCGAGCTAAAGCCTGACGGCAACGGCGGCCATAACCTACGCGGTCGAATTGACCATATCGAAGCTAGGCAAGAGCGTATGGACGTGAAGATCGATCGAATCTATGAAATATTGTTAGAGACACGCCTAGCGAAATAATTGCCTTTTGTCAGTGCTGGGCTTCATACTGGTACTACAAACGCCGGGAGGGCTACTCGGTTTGGTAGCTGCTCGGCCTTAACAAAGGGCGAACAATGAATAGTATGGATATATTGATCAGTCTTGCCGCTTGCGGTATGGGCTTTATGTTTATGGTTATCGGGTATTCAATCGGGTACCGTCAAGGCCACGGCGAAGGATTTATTCGCGGCCGCGCAATCGCACAGGCTCTGAAAGACAAGGAGCTAATCTAATGGGATTTCTGGACAATTACGAGGACGTTAATAGCAGGATCAAACGCTTTCGATCCGAGCATCCGACAGGCAGACTGGTGGCCATTATCGAGGATATGGATTTAACCAAGGGCACAATTTTAATCCGGGCCGAGGCCTATCGCGAATACGAGGATCACGTACCGAGTGCTGTGGACTATGCCTACGGCAACGTAGCCTCGCTACCTAACAATATGAAGCGCTGGCTTGTAGAAGATACTGTCACTTCCGCCTACGGCCGCGTTATCGGGCTATTGAGCCCTAGCGATGCAGGAAGGCCTACACGTCAGGATATGGAAAAGGTCGAAGTACTACCGGCTGATTCCGATCCGTGGAGTACAAAGGCTGCAATCGAGGACATTCCTACAATGGCCACAGCTATAACCGATATCGCCGCCGGGCTTGGTGGTGAATTAGTAGCTGCTGCGCCTCGCTGTCCTCACGGCACAATGGTCTGGGCCGAGGGCACAGGCAAAACCGGCAAGCCTTGGGCTGCGTACCGTTGCACCGAAAAGAACCGGGCCAGCCAATGTAACCCGAATTGGTACGTATTGGCCAGTGACGGAAAATGGAAGCCACAGGTATAAAGATGGCCGACAATCTTACAGAGGCCAAGCTGTTTGATTACATCAAGACACGCTATTTAGAGGATCTCGAAATGAGTAGCGATGCCTTCGAATACATCGATGCAACCAGCCACGGCTATCGGTTAAAGATAGAGCTAAAGTGCCGCCAGACACATTACGACGAACTTATCCTGGAAAAGGACAAGTACGAGTCATTAGTGCAACAGGCCGACAAGCTAGGCTTTACGCCGTTTTACATCAATTCAACGCCTCAGGGCATATATGCGTTCAATCTACGCAAGATCACAATTACTTGGACAACCAAACGGCTACCGGCTTCAACCTTCAACAAGGCCCCGGCGATCGATAAAGAGGTAGCGTTTTTACATATAGACAAGGCGGTAAAGCTCTAATGGGAGAACTAACATTTATCAAGGATGGTTACGCAACTACAATCCACGACAACGGCGATGTAACGATCGTAGCTGCGCAGTATTGCGACCAGTGCAAGAAGTGGCAGACCGGATTAGGCGGATTTAACGTACGAGATGTATCGGGTGAGATCGTTATGTGGCTTTGTGCCGAATGTAGGGCCTAATGACTATATATAAGTACGAGTGCCGTAAATGTAAAAAGGTAACGGACCAGATCGAACGGATCATTACCGACAACCTACCGCCTAACGTGAAAACCCTACAATGTACAAAATGCGGAGTAATGGGCGTTTGTTTGATGGAGGCGCAAGATGCCGACGTATGAGTATGAGTGTTTAGAGTGCCGTATTAAGTACGAGGTTGAACAACCTATGAACAACGTGAGCGCGCCTTTGTGCTGTGCTAAACCTATGCGCCAGGTGTATCACGCGCCTGGGCTTAGCTTTAAAGGCACAGGATGGGGTCACCAATGACCGAGACGTTAGATATGGAGTTCGGTTATAACCTGATCGATACGGGCTCATCGGACGATTACTACACACCAGCGCACATATTCGAGGCGTTAAGTATTGAGTTCGATTTAGACGTTGCTTCGCCTGAAGGCGGTATTCCGTGGATTCCGGCCAAACGCCATTACACCATTATCGATGACGGCTTGGCTTCGCCTTGGGAGGGTACGGTGTGGATGAATCCGCCGTACTCGTCACCGCGTAAATGGATCGAGAAGTTCATCGAACACGGTAACGGAATATGCCTAGTACCTACATCAAAGGCCAACTGGTTCAAGCAGGCGTGGGATCAGGCCGATGGCGTTATGTGTATGGACCCGGCGCTCAAGTTCGTACGTGGTAATAGCTTCGCTCAGATTCAATACCTGACCATTATGTTCGCGATGGGTAGCGATTCAGTAGCTGCATTAAAGCGTTCAGGGTTAGGTAGGGTTCGATGAATAAGTTATCCACAGCCCTGAATAACCTGTGGACAACACGCCGACAGCCCGTTAGAGTTATCCACATTATTGCGTTGTCCTTGACCTATCCGGTACGCTCCATACGCGCTGGCGAGCCGCTGAGGCGTGAAGCTCGCAGGCGCTGTTTGGTGCTATTGGGTGCGCTGTGTGTATTAGGCACAACACCAGCCTCAGCTATAAACACACCAAAAGACATTAATAACTATAAATTGTATGCACACTGCAAAGTC